TTACAAGCGTTGTAACATTAAATTTCAAAATAATTGAATAAGGAAAATAAAATGCCTTTACCAGTTGAAACACAGATAGAAACGCCAAATGCAGTTTATGCATCAAATATTGTTTTATCGTCGAGAATTGTAAACGGTCAATTGCGCGTATCTGCAAACATTAATTTGGCCGGTGCAATTAATAATGATGGGGTTTGGATAAAAGCAACAGGACAACACGCAGGCATAAGAATACCGGACATAGTAAACTTGCCAGCCGATTTAGTTTCACTTGCTCCGCAAGTTGCGCCTCTGTTTGACGGGCTTGTAGCGGTAATAGGAGCAATCAATTCTATCAGGAAAGCGATATAAATGGCAACTTGGTACGCACAACTTGCTAGTCAAAATTTCAACGCTCCGCAGCAGTGGAATTCTATCGCGAATGGCACAGGTGATTGGCTTGATACTGCGGTGACAGACTATAGTAATGATACATTTTATTCGAATGGTAAAATCGTTGTCATTACCAATAATTTGACATGCGCACAATTAAAGCAGGATTCTAACTTTTTCAGATTCGCCGGTACTGGTCTTATCGTAAACGCAGATATTGAGGTTGATACAACCTATAGCAGCATTGATATACAGCCAGATTCCGATCTCACCATTTACGGGGATTTATTTGCAAATGGCACCGAAAATGCCGCGATTTGTATGTATCAAAACAATACCAGTTTAAATATATATGGTGATATCATATGTACTGGAGACAATTCAATTGGTGTGATGTTGACCAGTGGCGATGTTGTTGCAAATGTCTTTAATGGCACGCTAATAGCCGGAGGTGAATATTCCGCTTGTCTATTATCTTCAATATTTGGGGCTGCAATTTCTGTCAGTAATTGTACTCTTATGGGTGGAGCAGGATATGGTTCGAATGCAATTCGTTTGGAAGATGGAACCTGCTCTATCGAAAATTCGACTTTAATAGCAGGAGAAGGGTTTTTCTGTGAAGCTGTAAATAGCTTAGCGTATCCCGCAGTTATCAATGCCAGCAATATGATAAGTTCGGAATATTCGATGCCTGTAGCAGGAAGTATGATTTATACACCGCAGGCGCAAAATTATTATGAAATATGGGGTGCGATTACGCCAGCAACTATGGCTGTTATACCTGATATTGCAAATATCAAAAAAGGTGTTGTCTGCGGCAGTATAGTCGGAACGCTTGCACCAGCAAGTCCATTTAGAAGATTAAATAGATTGGTGTAATATGAATAATTTACGAAATAATTCGGGTTGGCAAGTTTTACGCTCGGTTGAGGCGGTTGATAATCCGGTTCTTTTTGCAAATACTTTCGATAGTAAACCTGCATATGCTGAAAATATCAATGCAGCAGCAATTAGAGGTTTGGAATTAATACTTGCCGGTATCGGCGATGAAAACGGAACTGTTGGTGTTCGTCTCTGGGGTGGCAGAAATCCCCACTCTGGCCCAGCGCAGCTTATAGCGGATATTACTTTTACACTTGGTTCAATGGTTGTAAACAAAGACCCGCAAACATTAGGTTCGACAGATTTGACAAGATACGCAGATTCCGCTGCCATTACTTCCTACTGGCCTACGGATATCAAGGCAGTAAATAGCGGTAATAATTTAATGACGACGGTCAGTTTCGATGGGCTGGATATCGCATGGATTGCCGCGGAGGTGATTTCACTTACCAATGTGACACGCGCGGACGTGTTTTTTGGATATTTTAGCTAATGGCAGCAAAAGTCTCTAATTTTGGTAAGTCTATTTGCAAAGTAAAAACTTTGTTCTTTGATAGTCCGGCTGTTTTAGCGGCGGTTGATAATGCAACGCGGAAAGTTCTGAACCGTATCGGCGGTATGATAAGGCTTACCGCAAGAAGGTCTATTAAGAAAGCTCCGTCGCATAAAGCAGTAAGTAAGCCCGGCAAACCGCCACTAAGTCATACGGGCCTATTGCGAAACTATATCTATTATTCGTTTGATCCGCAGTCGAGATCAGTTGTCGTTGGGCCGGCAGCATTAAATGCCAAGGGCAAAAATGCCCCTCGTATACTTGAGTACAGTGGAAGTACAAGAATAAAAGAAAAAAACGTTCATATCGCTGCACGGCCTTTCATGGGACCAGCGTTAGCTGTTAATCAGCCCAAAATGGCAGCTTTGTGGAAAAACAGTGTTAAGAAATAACAATTTTTAGGAGTAATTAAAATGCCAGCAGCAGATTTTATTTTAGGAATAAACGCCAAATTATATCACGGCACAAACGATGCCGAATTAACAGCAATGACGGAAGCATCAAACGTAAAAGATTTGACAGTTTCAGTTTCGGCGGGCGAGTGCGATATTAGCACGCGAGCAAACAGCGGCTGGCGAGCAACGGCGGCAACATTGCGGGAATGTGAATTATCCTGGACAATGAACTGGAAACCTGGTGATGCGTTTTTCACAGCGGTTAAAACTGCTATGCTAAATAGTACTACGCTATGTCTTGCTGCATTGACAGGTGCTAAAGATGCAGAGTATAGCTCCGGCCCACATGGCAATTTTGCAATCACAAAGTTTGATCGAAAAGAAAGCCTCGAAGAGGCAATTACCGTTGATGTTACAGCAAAACTTGCAAAGTACATCGCCTGGGTTGATGTGGCAGGAACATAATGTGTATCTCGTATTTCGTGAAGCGTGAAGCGAAGAAAAACAACGAGATGCGCTTCACTCTAAACAAAGATAAATATATACAAATTATTGTGGGGTAAGAATGAAAACTTTTACAGATAGTGCCGGCAGAATATGGACCATCTCTTTAACTATTGATAGTGCAAAGAGAGTGCGTGATTTATTGAATATAAATCTCCTTGAGCCGGAGATTGGTGATCCGCCATTAATAACAAGGCTTGGTACGGATGAATTTTTACTTTGCGATGTGCTCTATTGTCTTATCAAGCCGCAGGCGGATTCGCTAAATATTTCAAGCGAGCAGTTTGGTCAGGCTCTTGGCGGTGATGTAATACTTGCAGCGCAGAATGCTTTTTATGATGAGATAATTGATTTTTTCCAGAAGCGGGGTCGAACCGACAGAGCGAAAGCGGCAGCGACGCAGCAGAAAATGATAAATCTGGCGATAGAGAAGATAACGCAGAATCTAAATCAAATCGACCTGGGCGGGAAACTGACGGAAATATTTGGCGCACGGTCTATACAATAGCAGGATACATTGGCGTTGACCCCGCGACACTGACACTGCGTGAATTATGGTGGATGAGCCAGGCGATAGAGTTTCGTGATCGGATGGAATGGAACCGCATTTCAGCATTGATGGCTCTGCTGTGCAATATAAACAGCGACCCGAAAAAAGGTAAAACATTCTGCCCGGCTGATTTTAATCCATATTTTAGTAAAAAGCAAAAACACCAAAACGCAATAGAAGTCAAAGATGTAGAATCCAGAAAGTTATTCAAAGAAGCATTTGTTGGAAGAAGATTTTAATAATGGCAAATTCAGGTTCAATAAAAGCAGGCGCTGCATATGTCGAAATCTTTGCAGATAGAAGTCCGTTAATTCGCGGATTGCGAGCGGCGGAAATAAGTGTAAAAAAATGGGGTCAATCTGTTTCTGCAATGGGAAGACAGATGATGGGCATCGGTACTGCTATAATAACTCCACTCATCGGCGCTGCAAAATATTTTTCTAATTATGGTGATAGTATTGCCAAGATGTCAAAAAGAACCGGTATTGGTGTAGAATCGCTGAGTGCACTTGGATTTGCTGCAGAGCAATCTGGAAGCAATCTGGAAACCGTCGAAAAAGGTATTCGCAAAATGCAGCAAAATATCCTCGATGCAAATATGGGTTTAAAGACTGCAACGGATGTATTTAGTATGCTTGGTGTCAGTGCTAAATCTTTTTCAGGCATGAAGCCGGAGGAACAGTTCCGTCTTATGGCAGATAGACTTAGTAAAATAGAAGATCCATCCAAACGCGCAGCAATAGCTATGAAGATTTTCGGAAGGAGCGGAACATCATTATTGCCTATGCTTGAAAAAGGTAGTGCCGGATTAGATGAGCTAATGAATGAGGCAAAACAGCTTGGTCTTGTTTTATCAAGCGAAGATGCTATGGCTGCTGAGGAACTTAACGATGCACTTAATCGAATGTGGCGCACAATAAAAATGTCATTTGCTAATATCGGCGCAGCTGTCGCTCCTATTATTACGGATTTATCGAATAAAATAGCT